CAACTCCTAACGCAAGCAGAGATTGAGGATCGGATGTACGGTAGCGGCATCGCCCGCACCCGTGCACGCATTGCGCAAGCGGAGGAGAAGGGCGAGGCGTCACGGAACCCATACGCCGCCACAGTGTTTCGTGACTACGTGCTACCGCTCGCTACGCACCTTCACGAGGATGTGATGAAGCCGTCGGCAGGGCGCAGACAGGCGCATGCCCAGCTCCTGCGCACGCTGGACTTGGAGGTGGTCGCTCTGCTCGCTGTGCGGGTGGTGCTGAGTACACTGCTGAGCAAGGATGCACCGAGTATGAGGCCCCTTGGTTACAGCATCGGGCGCACCATTCATTGCGAGCTGGTGCTTGCCCAGATTGAGCACATCAACCCTGACCTGTACCACACACTGGCTACGGACTTCGGACGCAGGAAGAGTAAGGATGTGCGCCACCGCATGACTGTGTTTAAGCAGCAGGCGGCGAAGCACGGAATCTACCTTGACGAGTGGTCGATGGGCTCCCGCGATCAGGTTGGCCTCTACCTGCTGGAGCACCTCGCCCGCCTCGGCATGATTACCATCAGCACCCCGCCCCAAGTGGCAGGCAAGCGCATCGCTGGCCGCATTGCGGACCTGTCCGTGGCCCTGAGCGCCGAGGTGCTGGAAGTGGTGGCGGAAATCAAGGGCCTCGTGGAGGTCACCAGCCCCATGTACGGCCCCTGCGTGGAGCCTCCCCGGGACTGGACCTCCTTCAACAATGGAGGATTCCATACCTCGGACATGCGGCGCGTGCACCAGTACCTCGTGAAGGCCCCTAGCGCGGCGCGTGGGCTGCTTTTCGACGCGCCTATGCCCACGGTACTCCGTGCGGTAAACGCCCTCCAGAGGACCTCGTGGGCCGTCAATGGCCGGGTGCTCGATGTGGTAATGGAAGTCGCCAAGTTCGCCAACGTGGGCGAGGTGGTCACCCTGCGGGAGGAGGGCAGGCCGGTGCCGCCGCTCTGGCTCAAGGACCACGACAAAGGCGCGGACCGCACGGAGCAGCAGGACGCGGAGTTCATCGCGTGGAAGCGGGAGATGGCCGAATGGTACACGCAGCGCAAGCTGATGGGCGTGGCGTACGGCAGGTTCTATTCCGCCACCCGTGCCGCTGAGACGTTTCGTGAGTACCCTTCCCTGCACTTCGTGTACTTCGCGGACAGTCGGGGCAGGTTGTACCCGCTGACCTACGGCATCAACCCACAGGGTAGTGACTTGCAGAAGGCGCTGCTGCACTTCGCGGATGGCAAGCCGCTACATACGCCAGAGGCTGTGCGCTGGTTCCTAATCCACGGAGCCAACAAGTGGGGCTTCGACAAGGCCACACTGGATGACCGTGCTGCATGGCATAAGGATAAGCACAAGTTACTGATGGCGATAGCATCCGATCCAGTCAACCGAGAAGAATGGCGAGAGGCGGATAGCCCCTTGCAGTTTCTGGCGTGGTGTCTTGAGTACGCCGAGTGGCAGATTGACCCGCAGGGGTTTGAGTCCCGCTTGCCGATCAGCATGGACGGTAGCTGCAATGGATTGCAGAATTTTTCTGCAATGCTACGCGATGAAGTAGGCGGACAGGCAACCAACCTGACCAACAACGCAGTCATGGAGGACATCTATAGACGCGTCGCAGACGCAGCTACGAAGCGCATGGCCGCCTTACCACACGACCCGGAAGGCATCATCGAGCGGTGGCTCACCCTTGGTATAGACCGCAGTGCTGTGAAGCGCAGCGTTATGACCACGCCGTATGGTGTGACAAAGCGCAGCGCAGTCAAGTACGTGATTGAGGACTACCTGCGCAAGGGCAAGGCACCCTGCTTTGATAGCAAGGAGTATTACGCAGCCGCTGCTGTGCTCATGGACTCCGTGTGGCCTGCCATTGGCGACGTTGTAGTCAAGAGCCGAGAGGCTATGGACTGGCTGTCGTTATCTGCCAAGCGGGTTGTCAAGGCTGTAGGTGAAGAGCGCGAGGGTGTGATCGCTTGGTTTACACCGAGTGGGTTCTTAGCTACACAGGCGTACTATGAACTTGAGGAGCATAGGATCAATACCCGGCTGCATGGTACTACTAAGATCAAGGTAGTATCAGAGAGCGATGAGGCGAGTTCTCATCGCCACGCATCTGGGCTGGCTCCTAACTTCGTGCACTCTATGGATGCTGCACATCTGCATTTGACTACGGCGGAAGCCGATTCGCGCGGAATAGATGCACTCGCAATGATCCACGATGACTACGGAACGCATGCCGCGAACGCGGAGCTGCTGTACCGCATCATCCGTGAGCAATTCGTAAGGATGTACGAGGACAACGACCCAATCAAGGAGTTCGCAGAGGCGTACCCCATGTGCACACCTCCGCCAAGTAAGGGCACGCTCAACCTGCGTGAGGTACTTGACTCTCAGTATTTCTTTTCGTAACCTACTCTGTATATGTACTGAAAGTTCGCACCTTTTGGTACATATATAAGGACCACACCATGACCAAACCGCAAACAACTACCACCAACTACGCACGGCTCACGCCGAATGTCTACGCCGACCTTGAACGCAAGGTAGGCATGATCCTCGTCAATCGAGAGACCACCGAGCACATGGCAGGCTACCAGCTTGGCGTGCAGGCTGTGCTCAAGCTGCTGCGGGAGGGCTATGTCGTTGGCTAACTACGTGATGGCCCGTGACCTCTCACGGGAGGACCGTGGCTACCTTGTCAACCTCGCCCCGTACGCGTTTGACGTGCTCACTGCCCGTGCGAGAGAAGGCGGGCGTGATTGGACTGCGCGACTCAACAAGGAGTTCGTGGTCCAGCAGTACATCGCTGCGTTCTACGCAGACCCGGGTGACCCCTTAGAGGCGGTCGTACTTGATGGGTCTTACGCGGTGCTATTCCAAGCGGGCCGCTTGTGGCATGAGCAGTATCCGTGGATTCTGGAACAGGCGCTGTTCAAAATCCCAACTCGGCATGGCTCGATTTCACGGGCGATGCAGGGCTTGGAGCAGCTCGCCAAGGATCGGGGCTGCGTAGGCGTTGCTATTGGCACGAGCCTAGCTGCACGCGATGCAGGCATGGCCCGGTTGTTCTCCCGTCTCGGCTACGAGGCGCACTCCCTACACTTACTCAAGGAACTATAATGGCAATCGTCTCAGCGATCACGGAATCGTTTGGCCGCCTAGTGGGCTACGACCCAGCAGGCGACAGGAAGAAGCAGGCAGACCGTCAGGCGGATCAGATCGCCGCATCTGCTGCCGCCACCCGCCAGCAGGCGACTGAAGCTGCACGCGGTGCCGCACTCTCGCAGGAGCAGAACGCTGCCCGTGCGAAGGTGGAGCAGCAGGTTGCAGACATCGCGCAGGCCACACCAGCAGACCAGCCGGTGGTGGACATCGGCGCTACTGGTGCTGGCGTCAGCACGCAGCGCAAACGCGCCCGCTTCCAAGCCCCCTCTTCTGTCGCGGCTGGCTCAATCCGCATTTAAGGAGTAACCGATGAAGAACACCGCCCAAGGCGAGTGGTCCAAACTTGATGGACAGCGCACCAGCTTTATCAAGAGGTGCGAAAAGTACGCAGCGTTTACGCTTGCTCGCTTGTGCACAGCGGTGGGCTACAACCAGAACTCCAACGAGCTACAACACGACTGGCAATCAGTCGGTGCGCAGGCCACGAACCACATTGTCAACAAGCTGGTGCTCGCCCTCTTCGCTCCCTCCCGACCATTCATCCGCCTTGAGGCAGATGCGCAGTGGAAGGCACAGCAGGTTGCCGCTGGCGTACCAGAGGCAGACATCGACGAGACGCTAGCGCGTGGTGAACAGGCGGCGGTGCGCGAGCTTGACCGCAGAGGTACTACCCGCCCCAAGCTATATCAGGCGCTATCCAATCTGGTGGTGCTCGGCAACGTGCTCGCGTACTTTCCATCCGAAAAGGGTGAGGACATGCGGGTATATGGGATCAAGTCCTACGTCGTCCGCAGGACGGGACTGGGCAAGATCAAGACGCTCATCGTACGAGAACAGCTCGCCTTCGACGAGCTTGAACCATCGGTGCAGGCGTACTGCAACACGCAGGCTACTCGCAACAACGACGACTCGCACATCAGCTACTTCCGCTGGATCGAACGGCAGAAGGACGGCAAGTATCGCATGTCGCAGTGGGTCAACACCACACGCCTACCAGCGGAGTTCGACGGCTACTGGCCGGAAGACCGCCTGCCGTACCGTGCACTGACGTGGAACCTCGCAGACGAGGATGACTACGGCACGGGCCTCGTTGAAGACTTCTCCGGGGACTTCGCTGCATTGTCTGCCCTAAGTGAGGCGCAGATCAAGGGGGCGCTGCTCGCGTCGGAGTTCCGCTGGCTGGTTAACCCGGGTGGTATGACGACCCCCGAGGATTTCGAGCAGAGTGAGAACGGTGCTGCCATCCCCGGCATGCCCGGCGACATCGAGTTGATTGCCAACAGCAAACCCGGCGACCTCCAGCTTGTGCAGAACATCGGCGCTGACTATATCCGGCGTATCGGCCAAGGCTTCCTACTCAACAGCGCGGTGACCCGCGATGCAGAGCGTGTGACAGCCGAGGAGATTCGCAGGCAGGCGCAGGAACTGGAGACCTCCCTCGGGGGCACGTACTCCCGGATCGCTGTGGACTTCCAAGGGCCTCTCGCGGACTGGCTGCTCGCCTCCGTGGACTTGAACTTGCGCAATACCAAGATCAAGCGCGTGATCGTTACGGGCCTCGACGCCCTGTCACGCTCCGGCGACCTCGACGCGTTGCGCACCGCCCTCGCGGATGTGGCGAGTATCTCTAGCCTGCCACCCGCCATCTTGGCGACGCTCCGACTGGACGTTATCAATGCGACCATCTTCCACGGCCACGGCCTACCAGCCAACAAGTTCGTGAAGACGCAGGCGGAAATCGCAGCAGCGCAACAACAGCAGCAAGCAGACGAGGAAGCAGCCGTCGTAAACGAGCAAGCAGCTAAAGCCGCTTCGGCATCATACACACAGGAACAGACTACCAAATGAGTGACTCCACTTCTACCGCCACCGCAACTACCGAGACAACCACGGTCGCTACAGAGACGCCTGCGACAGTAGCGCCATTGGCGGTTGCCCTCACTACCACCGAGCCGGTAGCCGCCGCTACTGAACCTGCTGCCACTACGGACACCGCAACTGGCGCTGTGGAGTACGAGCAGACAGGTGACGCGGGGCTGGACTACGCCCTCAACTTCGTGGGCAAACTGGGCTTCGGCCCAACGAGCCCCGCTATCCAAGCCGCCCAGACTGGCGACTTCTCCCTGTTGCAGGCGCAGCTTGCCACACTGGGGCCGAAGGCCGCAGGCTACGAGGATGTCCTTGCGCTCGCCAAGGCAGCGTTCTCTACCGCCCAAGAGAAGGCGAAGTCGTCTGCTGCCGAGTTGAGCAAGTGGGCTGCTGCCGCTGCCGGTGGACCGGAGCGATGGAACGAAGTGCAGGCGTGGGCAAGCAAGGCGGCTGATCCCGCAGAGAAGGCGCAGATCAACGCTGCGCTGGCCGCTGGTGGCGTGCAGGCCAAGATGGCACTGGACTACTTGGTGAAGTGCTTTAACGCCAGCAGTGTCAGCACGAAGGAGCCTGCGAAGGTGGTTGGCGATAACGCTACAGCCAACTCGGCACCCAGCACCGGCCCGCTGACGGCAAAGGAGTACGCTGCGGCTGTGCACGAGCTTGCCCGTAAGGCCAATGGCCGGGACATTTCGAGCAACCCGGAGTACCAACAGCTCCAAGCCCGCCGCCTCGCCGCACGCAGGCAGGGCAAGTGAATTGGTACATATATAGAGAACACCCGCCCTACGCGGGGCGGGCTCGTTAACTAACAAACTGATAGGAGGCCACAATGGCTTTGGATGATGTCTTCACAACCACGTTCCCGAACTCGATCAACGGGGTGGATACCACGCAGGCAGACAAGCATGCGCTGATGATCGAAGAGTTCACGGGTATGGTTGAGGGCACGATTGCCCGCCGCTCCGTGATGCAGGGCATGGTGCCCGTGCGCTCTGTCAAGGGTACGGCTACCTTTACCAACAACGCCGTGGGCAAATCTACCTTGCAGAAGGTAGTCCCCGGCACCCAACTGGACGGCACGAAATCGGACTTCTCCAAAGCCGCTGTGACCGTCGATACCGTCGTGGCCGCACGCGAGTCCTTCCCGTTGCTGGATGTCTTCCAGACCAATATGGACACACGCCGTGAAGTCGCCACCGAGCAGGGCAAGGAAATCTCCAAGTTCTACGACCAAGCGTTCTTCATCCAAGCGGTGAAGGCCGCGCTGCTCGCTGAGTCCGCGTACTCCCGTGGTTCCGCTGGCAAGCCCGCAGGCCACTTCGGCGGCTCGCAAGAGACGCTGGCCCTCGCTGGCGACCTGTCCGATCCGGCCAAACTGTACGCGGCTCTCGCCCGCCTGCTGGTCAAGATGGAGAACAAGGACGTTGACCCTCGCAACGACGACGTGATGATCGTTGTCAAGCCCGCTGAGTATTACACCCTGATCCAAGCCGAGCAACTCGTCAACACCGAGTACACCACGGCTGCTGGTAACAAGGTGAATGACGCATGGGTGCTCAAGACCTACGGCGTGCCCGTGTTCAGCTCCAACAACCTGCCCGCTGGCCTCAACATCAGCGGCCACCTGTTGTCCAACGCTGGCAACAGCAACGCCTACGACGGTGACTTCACCAAGCTGGGCGCTCTGGCGTTCTCGGCCCGCGCCATCATGGCCGGTGAGACCATCCCGCTGGAAAGCGACATCTTCTACGACAAGCTGTACAAGGCGTGGTTCGTGGACTCGCACCTCGCCTTCGCTGTCGGCCCCAACCGGGCTGAGTACGCTGGCGCGATCCTGCTCCCGTAATCGCTGAACCCAGCCACCAAGACCCCACCTCACCCGAGGTGGGGTTTTTGCGCATTTTGGAAAGAACATGGAAGTAACTACTCTCTCAATCGTTAATGAAATGCTGGGGCTGCTGGGTGAATTGCCGATCAACGACCTCGACGCCTTCCACCCGGTAGTGCCCCGCGCACTCGCAACCCTGAACACAGCGAACGCTGTAATCCAAGCCAAGCCTTGGTGGTTCAACACTGAATACCCCACGCTCGTGCCCCAAGTTGGCACGAACGAGATTATGCTGCCCGCTGACACGCTCTCCGTGGACAGCCTCACAGCATCGCCCAACGTGGCACAGCGCGGACGCCGCCTGTACAACGCTACCGACAGCACCTACGAGTTCACCGCCCCTGTGAAGTGCATCATTTCGCGCCTCATCCCCTTCGATGACCTCCCGATTAGCATCCGCTCCTACGTGGGCGCAGAGGCGCTGCTCATCTTCCAGAACACCATCGACGGTGACCAAGTGAAGACCAACCTCCTCGTTGCCCGCAGGCAGTCAGCGTCCAATGACGCCAAGGCTGAGAACACACGTAGGCGCAAATCCAACATGTTCAATCGCCCCGGCATCGCGTACACGCTCGCACAGATTGCGGGCACGCAGCGCATCCGGCGCATCTAAGGAGACACCATGAAAGTAAGTGGAGCCTATACCTCCATCGTTCGCGGTGTGAGCCAGCAGGTGCCCGAGCGCCGCCTTGACGGCCAACATGCCGAGCAAGTCAACATGATTTCTGACCCGGTGGAGGGGCTCTCCCGCCGCCGTGGTACGGATCACGTCATCGACATCCCGTTGTTCACGGGCGCGACCGCAGCGAGCAAGGCGGATCACCGCAGCTTCCTGCGGCACAGCTTCTCCATCACGACCAGTGAGTACGACTTGCTGTATCGCGGTGCCGCCAAAGTGGTTGGGTCGTCTGTCGGCCTGCTGCACTGCTTCAACAAAGGCACATCGGCCAACGTGCCCATCGTCACCGCCGCAGGCGACACGGCCATAGCTGGCATGCTGGAGGCTGGCCTTGTTGGTGTTGCTCAGGTTGGGCGCTACCTAGTCATGCCGAGCAAGACGCATGTGCCCACGGGCGTTGCCACCGACCTATTCAGCGTGTCGTCCAACATCCGCTACGGCGCGGTATGGCTACGCGGCGGCGCGTACTCCCGCACCTTCAAGGTGACTGTAGTGATCGGCACCACTCCGTACGCGGTGTCGTACACCACGCCGTCCAGCAGCTACCCGGGCACGCTCACGACCAGCGACATCCTCGCGTCTGACCCCGAGTACCAGAAGAAGGTCAACGACCGCGTGAACGCGTACAACAGCGCAGTCACCAACTGGATCGGCACAGCCGCTGCTGCGATCCAGCCGCAGGCCATCGCGCAGGAGCTTGCGAACTTGCTCATCGCAGCTGGTGCTACCACCATCACGGTGTCGGGTAGCCACATCCTTCTAGACAACACTGGCCTCACCTCCATCACAGCAACGGACTCCGGCGACGGCTCGCTAATCCGAGCAGTGCACCAGGATGTGGAGGCTGCGAACTTCGTCACGGGACAGCACCGCATCGGCAAAATCGTCAAGGTGCAGGCCGTGAAGGACGCCCCGGCGTACTACTTGAAGGCTATCGCACGCGTGCCATCAGCCACGGGCTGGGGCGAAGTGACATGGGAAGAGGCCGCAAGTTCCTCATTCGTGGCCGGGGCATGGTTCGCCATCGGCACGGTGAATGCGGGCTCGTTCTATGTAGCCAGTACCCCGGCGCTGCTGCGCAGTCTCATTCCAACCCTCGACCTACCGGACATCGAGCCGCGTCATGTTGGCGACCCCGATACGAACAAGGCCCCGTACTTCATTGACCAACCGATCACGTACATAGGTGCGTTCCAGGACCGGCTTGTAGTGGCTGCTGGTCCAGTGATTACTATGAGTGAGGTGGGCAACTACTTCAACTTCTTCCGCACATCCGTGCTGACTGTTGTTGATTCAGACCCCGTGGAGGTGTACGCAATCGGCAGCGAGAACGACACCATCCGGCGTAGCGTCGTGTTCGACAAGTCTCTGCTACTCTTCGGAGATAAACGGCAGTACAGCATCAATGGGCGGGTGCCAGTCACCCCAGCGACAACCTCGGTGATCCAATCGAGTGCCCATGAGGATGCTACCGAGGCGGCACCGCTAGCCAACGGCGACCTCATCTTCTACATGAAGCAGCGTGAGGGTGTTTGCGGTGCGTTCCAGATTGCCATCGGGGATGTGAGCGACACGAGCAATAGCACCGAGGTGACGCAGCAACTGTACGACTACATCCCCGGCACGCCGCTGGAGTTGCTGGCGACTACAGCCCCGCACATGCTGTTCGCTCGTACGAACTCCGACTTCTCCACGATCTACACGTACCGCTACCTCGACGACCAGTCAGGGCGGCAGCGCTTGCTGGACTCTTGGAGTCGCTGGACGTTCAACGCCGCGCTGGGTGACCTCATCGGCATGTCCATTCATCAGGGCATGCTCCTGCTGTACTTCTCCCGCACGGGTCTAGACGCCAGCGGTGTGATGCGTACATGGCTCTCAGTTGATCGCGCATCCCTGCGCTCGAAGATCAACCACAAGCCGTACCTCGACAGTGCTCGACCATACACCAGTGTCGCAACAGGCGCGGCTGACCGCTGCTGGCATACGCAGGCGGGCATCAGTACCGCCTACGATAACAGCAGCACCGCATGGCTACAGGGCACAGCGTCGCTGGCTGACGTGCCCGCAATGGCAGCGGAGTTCCCTGCAGTACCAACGTCGGCCCTCGTGTCCGGCACCCCGTTCGACTCGTACATCGACCTGACGAATCCGTACACGCGGGACCGCAGCGGCACTGCCATCGTGACTGGGCGGCTGACCGTCACCCGATTCACTGCGTCGTACTCCAACACCGCTGCACTCCGGGCGCACCTAACCACGCCGTTCAGCTACGAGCAAGTTCTGGACTTCAACGGTAGGGTGCTCGGCTCGTCTAACAACATCGTTGGCGTGCAGCCCGTAAGCCGGGGGCAGATCCCAATCTTCGTCGGCAGGGAGGTACGTGACTTCACACTGCGTGTAAGCTCACGTGACTGGTATCCAGCGACGCTGACTGGCATCGAGTGGACAGGCCAGTATTTCTACAACGCAAAGAGGGTTTAACTATGATTTGGATGGCGGTGGCCCAAATTGGCATGTCGATGATGGCAGGCGCGGCCAAGCGGGGGGCGGAGCGTGCGCAAAACACTATCGCCGACGCGGAGGCGGCAGCAGCAAACACTATTAGGGAGGGCAAAAATGAGCAGCGTGCGGCAGAGGGCACCCTCGCTCGCTTCATGCAGAACGAGAATAACAACCGGAGACTCCGTGCTGCTGGGCAGCAACTCGCGGCAGGGCAGCAGACGCTACAGCGCATGCGTGACAGCAACGTCACCGCGAGCGTTGAGCAGCAGTTGCAGGAGGCCGAGGCACTGGGTGCGCAGGCAGCGCATGGGGCGCAGATGGGCACGGCGGGTAACGCGGTTGACATGATCGACATCGCTACCCGCCTGCGCCAGTCTCGTATCCAGCAGAACAAGAAACAGCAGCAGGGCTACGTTGACTACGACACCATCCAGCAGATCGCCGGGGTCATGCCGCAGGCCATACAGGGGCTGGACGCCTCCGTTATCCAAGACGGCCTTGACTACAGTGTTAACCAGTCACAGGCCAAGCCGATTACTGGCAACGCCATATTCGACGCCCTGAGTAGCCCCGGTATGGCCGGCCTCGTAGGGTCCTTCTCGGGTACGCCAACGCCGCAAGGTGGCAGCCCAGCGCAGGGCATGACGATGGGATCGAGTGGGGAGGGCTTCAAGCCACCTCGCTCATCGTTCGGCTTCAATCCGGGCGCATCGAGTTCCAGCATCCGATTGTACAATTAATAAGGAGGGCCTATGTGGTCAGGGTATTCAGAAACAGGCCAAGGGTCTGAGGAGCGTGGCCCCGGTGGCTTCTCGTTTTCACCAACCGGGGTGCCGGAGGCCCGCGTAGCGGGCAGCACGGCAGTGCAGATGCAGGGCGGAGTTAAGGGGCCGCAAGCCCCGGGCATTACCGCCCCATCCATCAGTATCTCGCAGGAGGCAGACCCTACCCTCGGCGTCCTGATGAAGCTGGGCAACGACATGATCGCCCCCCGCCTCAAGAAGATGCAGGAGGAAAAGTTCCTACAGGGCATGCAGCGGGCGGCTAGCGGTGAGGCGTACGCTGACATCGTGAACGACCAGCCGTGGTACACCCGTATCTACGGTGAGGGCGCGGTGGTCGAAGGCGCACAGGCGTACGAGGTCCAGAGCAAAGTGGAGAAGTGGGCGGGTGCTCACGAGGCGAACATGGGTGCCCTGCGCACGCAGTCGCCTGACCAGATTCCCGGCTACCTCATGAAGTCAATGGACAGCGTGATGACTGGTGATCCGTCTATCGACACGCTGATCCGGGGCAACCTCACGCGGGTCCTGCCGCAGCTCATGAAGGTGCACACGAAGGAGCACTTCAAGTACCAGCAAGAGAACATGGTCACCCAGCAGGCCGCTGCTATCAACGCGGCGGCTGACAACGTGCAGATTGCCCGCACGTCCACTACAGATGTGCACACCGCCGAGGCGCTGGAGCAGCGCGAGGTCGCCCTACTTGCCACAGCGACGCCGCCGGATGGGCAAGACCCCACGGCGTACTTGAAGAATGTAAAGGCGGTGATCGTAGAGCAGGCACAGAAGGGAAACTTCCACGCCGTCAACGTGTTCCGCAGGGGCGGCGTGCTCGGCGCTATGAAGCCAGAGGATCGCGTGCAACTTGAGGCACAGATCGACGCGTACTCCTCGTATCATCGGCAGAAGGGCATGACCGGAGACTGGCTCATCCGCGCAGAGCAGTTGAAGGCGCAGGCGCTCGCACAGGGTGCAGAGGCTGTCAGCCCCGCCGTGTACCGCGCCAACGTGGGGGCCCTCAATGCGGACTACACGCGGGCTACAGGAAACCCTGACCCGCTGGTAACGCCGCCAGCCGAGGCACACATTGTGGGCACTGCCCTAGCCCACCAGTACGCAGCGCAGTTCCAAGAGGGCCAGCGGGCGTTAACCGCGCAGCGGGTGGCAGCAACCGCCGATGCGAAGGCGGCAGCAAAAGCCATGCTGGTGAACAACATCGCGCTGGCCGCTGCCCGTGGGGACATGACGCTGGTGGCTACTACGCACGCGGCGACGGAGGCGGAGCAGGACGAGGGCTTCATGCAGGCGTTCAACACCTTCGCCCCGAAAGACGGGGCGCTCATGTCCAATGAGCAGGTGCGGCTGCTTGTCAACTCCGCACAGGGGCAGGGCGGGTATGTCAACAAGATGTTGAAGGCTCGCCTCACTGCGGGACTGGAGGCCCCAGCAGAGCTGCCGACACCGCAGTTCCAACAGCAGTACGCGCAGTGGCAGGCGCTCTATCTGCAGAAGGACGGTGCGGCTGCTCGGATGAAATACTACACGCCTGACGTGGACGCTCGCATGCTCTCCTTTCACCAAGGTATGCAGGGGCAGACCATAGACGCAGCACCATTTGTGTATCAGCAGACCATGCTGTCGCAGGGCAAGCGCGTGTCACTTGACAAGACAGAGTGGAAGAGTATTCGCGGTGCTATCGACGACGCCACCGGCGTGAACGCCCCATACCTACGTGACCTCTTCCCCGGCAAGCTAGGCAACAAGCCCCTCAAGGAATCCGCCATCAACGAACTGGCGCGTTTCGCTGGCCCCACGTTGGAACGCTACAAGGCGGCTGGCCTCAAGCCAGAGGAGCTTGCGGAGGCGATGGTGCACAGCGCCCTCGCCAACGGGGCGGAGACCGCAGCGGGCTACGCGTGGGTAAACCCGAAAGGGACCAAGCCCCTGCGCGAGTTGCTGGGCAAGCAGGGCGTGAGTCCTGACGTGGTGGCGCACCTATTCGAGCAGGTGCTGGAAACAAAAACAAAAGAGGCCAATCTTGCCACTACGCCCACGGTGCACGCCGTCATCCGCATGGACGACGAGAACGGGGCAGCACAGTTCAACGTGGTGTACGCAGACGGTGGGCGGTTCAAATCGTTCAACGTGAACTCAGACCAGATGCGGGCCGCATACGTTGATCCCATCCGGGCAGCGAAGGAAGCAGAAGCCGCTGCGATCAAAGAGGACGAGGCCTCTCGTGGCTGGCGGGTTGGCAAGGAGCTAGCACCACTGTACAGTAAGCAACCGACGGGCTACTACGAAGCCCCAGCACAGGCGGCGCGGCAACGCATCCGCTTCCAAGAACGTATCAGCAGCCTGGAGGCCGACCTCGCACGCACCCGGGCAGCGAACGCAGACACCCGAGGCATCGAACAGGCGCTTGCGCAGGCCCGAAAGGACTTGGCAGCAGTTAAATAAACGAAAGGTAGCATATGGAATTAGACGAGTTGAGGGGCCTCCCTCGTGAAGAGGCCATCAAGAAGGTAGCGGCGTTTGCAGGGATCAGCCCCGAAACCGTCTATGGGCACTGGCGTGTGGAGTCTGACAGCGGGCAACACCCGACGATGATTAACCCGAAGTCTACGGCTAAGGGGCACATGCAGTTCATCGACAAGACGGCTGCAACATGGGAGCAGCGGCTGGGTAAGAAGTTCGATCGCTTCGACTTCACGGACAGCATGTTCATGTTCGGCCACCAGATGAAGGAGAATATGCAGATCGCTGGAGGTGACGAGCGCACAGCCAGCGGCATCTTCTACACTGGCGACAAGGCGAAGGTGGGCGATCCTGATGCGCAGGAGTACGTTGCGAAGGTCCACGGCGGCGGGAGCAGCGCCCCTCGCGCCACGGTGCGCCCCGGGATGGATGTGACTGCGGCGGATGTCCGCAGCTCGTGGCAACCCCCTGCGCCGCCTGCCATGCCGGAGGTGCCCCGCATCGACCTACCCACGCCCGCTGGCCCCACGGGCGACACTAGCACCCTACGCAAGGCGATTGACTTGGAGGCGAACTTTGTGTCCGACGAGGCGCGGCTGCGCAACGACGTGCCGTTCTTAGACAAGGTGGCGGCATCGCTGGATCAGCAGCAGGTAGGGATTAAGCGCACGTTTGATCGCCTTGTTGGCAACTACGAGCAACCTTCCCCAGACGTCGGCTTCGTGCAGGACTACGCTGCGAACTTCGCAACCTACGAGAAGGGCTACAGTGAGGACGAGCGTGACTGGCTCCGTGAGTCCAAGAGCAAGCCAGAGTACGATGACATCGTGCGGCAGATCACTGACCGTAGGTCCGCTCAGAAGATTATAGGCAGCACCGGGTTCTACTCCGCGATGGGCGCAAGCCTCGTCGGCGGTGTGCTCGACGTGCAGAACTACGCTGTTGGCTGGGGGACTGCAAAGGCCCTCGGCCTTGCTGGCGTCGGTATGGTCGCCGCCACCCGAGCTGGGCAGGGCGTACGTGCTGCCGTCTACGGCGGCGTGGAGCAGGTAGCGGGTAACGTGGCATACGAGGGGCTGCAGGATGTGATGGGCCAGTACAAGAGTCTGAACGACTACGGCATCGCAGCAGTTACCAGCCTCCCGTTCGCCGCGATGTTCAGCGTCCCGGCGTACCGAGGTGCGCAGCGTGCGCTAATGGAGACCGCACGAGAGAACGTCATTCAGGCGGCAGTGGCGCGGGAGGCTGACCTATTCACGCGGGCCAAGGCCAACCTCGGGCCTGACGCCTCTCCGGACGCATTGCGTGCCGAGGCTGACCGCATCCAGACGCAGGACGTGCACGACCACGCGAGCCGCTCGCTGGTCGGACCAACAGATGCTGACACCATTCCTGCACACATCGACGAGGAGGAGCTGGCGAAGGCCCTCAAGGTGCCGGAGGGCGATATGTCCGTTACCCCGACCCTCGGGGAGCAGGCCCCCAGCGCAGAGGTGGCCCCATTGCGCCTCCGCGTTGAGCAGTTCGACCCAGCACTGAGTAAGGCAGCGGTAGTTGCTGCACCTGACGGGGTTACTCTTGCCCCAAGCGTAACAGGCAACGCGGGATTCGAGCACTTCGCCTCGGTCATGCGCCCAATTCTGGACGAGTTCCTACCGGGGCATGGCGTGGTGCTTGCCAACACAGCCGCAGTCCCGCTGCCTGGTGGGCGCACAGGGCGCCCCGCTGGTGTGCACCTGCCCGCCTCTGAGGAGCGCAGCCTGATCGCTATCCAGCCCGCTGACAATGCAGGCGACGTTATCTCGCACGAGCTAGGCCACATCGTTGACAAGAAGTGGCTCGCTAAGGTTGATCCCGCCATTCGGCAGGGTGTGCACGACTTCATTGATGACTGGACCGACCTCTTCCACGCACCGGGGCAGGCCGCTCGGGCGATGGCAATGCGGGGGCCAGTGAGCAAGCTGCGTGGTATGGAGTTCGATGAGGTGCTGTCGCTGCACGACCAGCTCGTGGACAGCATGGGGCCGAGCTACGTCGCGTACTACGCGCAGGCCAAGGAGTTGATCGCTGAGCAGTTCGCTAAGTACATCAACGCGGGGGCACTCGGGGAAGGGCCAGCAGCGAACCTCACGCTGCCCCAACTCTTCATCAAGACGGCGCTGGGCTTGGTCACCAAACTGATGGGCCTATTCAAGCGGGCGAAAGAGGAGGGGCTGATCCGCGCAGACACCCGCATGGAGACGTTCTTCGAGGAGGTGCGCAAGCTGGCGAGGAATGACCGCATGATCGCTGAGACACTCAGCGGGATTGAGGGCGCTGACTTCGCTGTGCCCGTTGGTGGCTTCAAGGGACCGCAGATGACACAGCCGCCTGCACCCCGCATCGTTGGGGCTGACTGGGAGCTGGCTAAGAAGTACCGCCTCGACCTGATGCCACAGACCACGGCGCTGGAGAAAGCTGAGTTCAAGCAGGCGCTGGCAATCTACCGCAAGGCAGAGGAGTGGAACGTCAACAACCCCCGTGACGACGAGCGCACCAAGATGATGGTGACCAACAGCCTCTTCCAAGGCGCGGCCTCCACAGGCTCGTTGCTGGCCTTGAGTGACAACCCGGTTGCTCGCATGGTAGCTGGCACCCTGCTGGAGAACACCACGGGTGCAATGGGACGGCGCTCAACGGCGGCGGTTGCGAAGGACATGCACGAGCGAGTCTTCATGGGCAACGCCATCAACGAGTACCGTGGGCACTTTGAACTGTGGGCGCAGAGTAATGGAGCTAGCGCACTCAAGACGAAGCTCGACGCCTTCCACGGTGGCGAAATCTACCCGGCGTTCAACCGCATGGTGGCTCTGGAGATTGAGTCGCGGCGTGTGAACAAAGGCGGCACAGGTGGGCACCCTTCGGTGCGTGCAGCGGCGGACGCCATTGAGGGCGCATACGAGCGCATGCGGCTCGCGCAGGTTGACACCAAGACGGTGGGCTGGGCACGCCTGCCGGAGTCCAGCCGGGGTTACATGACCCACATGCTGAGCCGGGAAAAGGTGGCGACGCTCACACCCAACGAGGAGCGTGCGTTTGTTGAGCACCTTACCGAGCAGTTCAGGGAGTTGGAGGACTTCGACCCACGGTTCAGTGGGGAGCTTGCCCGCAAGTACCTTGACCACGCGCGTGTGAACGCCAATGGCGGGCACGACATCCCAGCCAACATCCACAACCCGCAAGCAGCAGAAATGGTACGCGGTGCGCTTGAGGCCATGAACATGAACCGCGAAGAAGTGGCCGCAGCAATGGGCCGCTACTCCGCTGGCGGGGCGTCGCACACCAAGCGGCGGCTCCAGCTAGACCTGACCAAGGAGTACCCCGGCGCAGACGGCGAATCCATCAAACTCGTTGACATCTTCGAGACGGACCAGTTGCAGTTGCTGCGTGGGTACTCTCGTCGTGTTAGCGGCGAGGTGTCCCTTGCGCAGTTCGGCGTGATGGGTGCACAGGGCATGAAGCTGCTGCGCCGCTCTCTTGAGTTCGGTGACCACGGCAGCAAGGTGCAGCGCACCCGCGTACTGGAGGCGTTCGACCAAACAGCGGCTGAGTTCCTCGGCCAGCCTTTCGGCACCTCTGGCGGGAAGTGGCTTGATCGTGCCATGACGGCGAACAGCGTGGCTCGCCTCGGCGGCATGGTGTTCAACCAGATTGGCGAGACGGTCAACTTCGCCGCACACCTTGGGGCAGGCCACGCGCTTGCTGGCATCGCCAGTATGCCGCGCATGCGTGCAGAACTCATAGCCCTCTCCAAGGGCGGCAAGGTGGACGGCGTGCTGTCCAGCATGGAACTGTCCGCTGGGCACTTCGGGGCTGACGGCTACAAGATGGTGATGCCATTCGATGAACCCAACAGCGCGTACCGTAGCTACGGCCATGACAACGTGACCATGCTGGATCGCGGCCTCCGTGGCCTCTCGCACATTCAAGGAGTGGCGACTGGTTGGAGGATGCTGCACGCTGCACAAACACGGGCGGCGGCTGAGCAGATCACGCTCAAGAGCCTGCGGTTCATCCGCGACGGCATTGAGTCAAAGACGCTGGCCGATATGGGCATCACCTCCGATGTGGCCGCAGCAATGCGTGCTGACCTCAGCAAGATGGCAACCTTCGATGGGGCAGGCCGGGTGCTGACCTTCGACATCACCAAAGCCAGCGACCCTAAAGTCGCAGCGGCGTACACACAGGCGGTACTCCGGGGCAGTCGGCAGATCATCCAAGGTACGTTCGTTGGTGAGACTGGCAAGTGGGCGCATGACGGCCTGCTCAAGGTCTTTGCGCAGTTCCGCACCTTCGGCTTAACCTCCATGGAGAAGCAGTGGGCACGAAGCCGCGCCAACCACGGCGTAGCTGGCACGCTGGGTATCATGCTGGGCGCGATGTCCGCCGTGATCCCCGTGTACTACGCCCGCGTTGCGCTGGCCTCTATTGGACGGCCTGACCGCGAGGAGTACATCGAGCAGCGCATGCAGCCGGGTGCTCTAGCCCGCGCCCTGCTCAATTACATCCCGCAGGCGGGCCTCGCAGGTGACGTGCTGGATGGGGTGAGCGCGATTGGGGGCGGGGCCTACAAGGGTCTCACTGGCGAGCAGCTACCCACGTGGGCGCAATCCACTGGTGGCCGCGCAAACCAGCCGCAGGACTTCGTAGGCGGTGTGATCGCACCCGCCGCTGGCTACGCCAACGACATCTACAACGTCTTGCAAAACCCCACCGACCCGCACCAAGCTATGAAGCTGCTGCCGGGCAGCACAGCATGGCCGCTAGTACCGGCGATGAATATGCTGCGACAGGACTAGAGGTAAGGGCTTCGGCCCTTACTTTTGGTACATATATAGACACACTTACACAGGAGCACCTATGCCTGCTACGCTATACGCGACTAGCCGCACGCCGGGCGATGGCGTGACAACGCAATTTGAATTTAACTTCGCTGGCGGCTACATGGACCAAGCCCATGTTAAGGCTTACATTGAAGACGCGACTACCTTCGCACGCACGCCAGTCACTGTCGATGCCACAATGTTCGTCAACGCGAGCACCCTCGACCTCGGCGTGTCGGCCCCTGTCGGGTCGAACATGGTGATCTACCGAGATACACCGAAGGGCCAGCCGCTTGTTGACTTTGTTAACGGGAGCCGCTTCACAGAGGCTAACCTAGACAAGGTTGCAAAGCAGGCGGTGTTTATTGGCGCTGAGACTACCGATGCGACCAATGTGGACGCTATCGCAAGTATCGGCCTAGCCGCAGCTAGCGCAGCGGGCAGTGCCCTTAGCGCCGGCGCCTCCGCAGGCGCAGCCTCCTCGTCTGCTGGTTTGGCCGCTGCTTCTCAAGTTGCCGCTGCGGCGAGTGCCCTTGAGGCTGCTGGGTACGTTGCCGTTATTATCCCCGCGAACTTCGCAACGGCTGCGCAGGGCGATAAGGCCGACACAGCCTTACAGCCCGCCGCCATCGGCGTGAGCGTGCAGGCGTACGACCAACAGCTCGCTGACGTGGCGGGCCTTACTCCTACCGACAACGGCGTAGTCATCGGCAACGGCACCAACTTCGTAGTGGAGAGCGGCGCAGCCCTCAAGACGAGCCTCGGGCTGGCTATCGGCACGGATGTGCAAGCGTACGACGCCGCGACAGCCAAGACCAACGCCGCGCAGTCCTTCACGGCCAGCCAGCGGGCCGCCCCAGTCACGGACAATGACCTCTCGTTCGATCTGAACGCAGCGCAGAACATCAACTGCACACCCACCGCTGGCGGCACGCTCACCTTTACCAACATCGCAGCAGCCGCAGGCCAGAGCGGCATCATCATTCTCGTCAATGGTGCCAACTACGCCATCGCGGCGGCGGCCACGACCAAGATAAGCGCAGCCAGCCTCGGGGCCATCAGCGCCACAGGCACTTACAAGTGCGCCTACTACTGCAATGGCACGAACGTCTATGTGACTGTTTCGGAGAATCTGGCATGACGATGCTTTGCAATGCGGATGCTATTGGCGCAGGTGGTTATCAGATTGATCGCAGTCTGCGGTTTCGTGCGAGTGCGAGTGCCTCGCTCAGTCGCACCACGCCTGCCTCTGGCGGCGACCGCGACAAATCGTGGATTTATTTCCACTTCAAACGCGCAACGCTCGGCGTACTGCAATACCTGCACGGCGCGGACACAGTTTCTGCGGACGCCGTTTACTTCAATGCTGGTGACAAATTGTGTGTGGACATTGCGGGCACAAATCGTCTGGTCTCTACGCAGGTATTCCGTGACCCAGCAGCGCACGGTGCTTTCCTAGCAGTCATGGACGCCGCCAATGCCACAGCGGCGTTGAAATACCGCGTCTATTACTTGGGCAATGGTTCCGGCACCTTCACTGAAATAACAGCATGGGACACCGACACTCGCAGTAGTATCGCCGCTGGCACAGCAAAGACGATGCACAACAGCATTGCACATGTGTTCGGCAAAAACCCAACGGCAGCAACCAACTACGCAGACGGATATTTGTCGGAGCACCGCATTGGCACATGGTCTGGCAGTCCGCCCACACCCGCCAGTTTCGGCGGCATCAGTGCAACTACTGGATTGTGGGAACCTCGCGGCAACTCGGCGAGTTATGGCACCAGCGGCAGCTACCTCAACTTCAACGATCCCACCAGCACCCCGACACTGTGCGCTGATCGCAGCGGCAACGGCAACAACTGGACGGCGAACAACATCAGCTTGACGGCTGGTGCGACGTATGACTGGATGATTGACAGCCCGACGAATGGTGCGAGTGCTACGCAGCCGGTGGGGAATTACCCAGTATTCAATATCCTGCAGCCCGGGCCAGCACCTGCGGTTGGGGGGTTTAGCTCGGGCAACCTAAATGTTGCTTGGGGAGCCTCTCATGGAATTGTGCGCTCTACTGTGGCCTTGCCTACAAATGGCAAGTTTTATTTTGAGATGTTCGTGGTGACATCTACCAGCGGCTCAGTTGGTGCAGGCATCAACCTTACTACAGCGTCGGCACCTAATACAGGAGCTGGCCCAGTGGCTGGGGAGTACGGCACCTACTACTACACAGGAGCCAACCTACTGTACAACAATGGCGTGCAAACCAATATCTTCCCCGTGACCGTTGTTGCTGGAGATATTTTGCAATGCGCGGTGGATGTAGGTGCGTCAAAAGTTTGGTTTGGAGTCAACAACGTATGGTCGGATGGAACTTCCAGTGGCACCACTGGCAATCCAACGGCAGGTACAAACCCCACCATAAATGCCAGCGGTGCAGATCTTTTCCCAGGCTTCCGGGGCATTAGCAACGCCGCGCACGCAAACTTCGGCCAACGCCCCTTCGCCTACACGCCCCCCGCAGGCTTCAAAGCTCTCTGCACGGCCAACCTGCCATAAGGAACCAACATGCCAACAATTAAAAAAGGTTCCGATCATTTTCAGGTGGTGACAGGTACGGGCGCAAATATCCTGACAACTGCTCAGAATGTCTTTCCCGGCAACTATCTCATCTGGATCAAAGATCGTGCCAACGCAAACAATCACCAACTGATTGATACGGTGCGCGGCGCATCTGCCGTGCTGCAAAGCAATACGACTGCTGCTGAGACAACGTATGCAGCACCTGCTGGTAGCAGTGTCGGATGGGCATGGAAGCTTGGCGGCGCCGCAGTTGCAAACAACGCCGGCAGCATTGCTTCTCAGGTCAGTGCAAACACGCTGGCTGGGGTCAGCGTCGTGACGTACACCGGCACGGGTGCTAATGCCACGGTGGGGCATGGGCTGGGTGTTGCTCCGAAGATGATCATCACCAAGAGCCGTGCGGCAGTGACGGACTGGGGCGTATACCACGCCAGCATGGATGCAAGCCCGCAGAACGGCTTGATGATTCTCAGCAGCACCAACGCTTACACGGTAGACGCTACAGCTTACAACAATACTGCACCGAATTCATCGGTTGTTTCGGTTGGGACAAGCTCACGCACAAACAATTCTGGAAACATGCTGATGCTCAGCTTCGCTGAGATTGCTGGGTTCAGCAAGTTCGGGAAGTACCCCGGCAACGGGTCTTCTGATGGGCCATTTGTCTACTGCGGGTTCCGCCCTAGGCTAGTGATCGTAAAGTGTTCTAGCAACGCAGGCAGCAACTGGTTTGTGATTGACTCAGCCCGTGGTTCATACAACGTGGACAACGCACGCCTGTATGTAAACGACGCTGGCGCTGAAGTGGCGGATGCTGACAGGCAGCTTGACCTGCTTTCCAACGGTTTCAAGGTGCGGCACTACAACGCGAGCAATGGTGACTGCAACATCAACGGATACACCTACATCTTTGCCGCCTTCGCAGAACTCCCCTTCAACTACGCCAACGCCAGATAAGGAACCAAAAAATGTTCATCAATCAAGAAGGCCGCAAGGTCAACATCTACGCACCCTTCACAGCACCTGATGGTGCCCACGGCATCAACCTCACCACTCCAGAGAACCGTGAACGCTACGGCATCACTGAGATTCCTGACCCTGCTCCGCCCGCAGATTACAGCGATAAGCTGTACTACCGAAACGAGCAGGAGGATGCGCCCTATGTGGTGTTCACTCGCAAGAGTCAAGAGCAGGTTGATGCGCAGGTTTACGCTGAGGGCATGGCGCAGATCAAGAGCATTGAGCAAGATGAACTGCTGCCGCGCACTCTGCGTGAGTTCCTACTTGAGCAGCCCGGTGCCGCAGCAAAGCCGTGGTTTGCAAAGATCAAGGCGCTTGACGACAAGATCGCTACCCTCAAAGTGGCGCTACCCAAAGTAACCTCTTAGTAACATGAACAAACACACCCTAACGGAGCTGGCCCCGGCTGCTCCACCCACTGCCGTCACAAGCATGCAGTTCGTGGGCATCCAACTCTCTGATTGGGTGCTGATTCTCAACATCTTGTACATCGGGCTGGGCATCGCCTACTTGCTGTACAAGTGGTTCTGGAAAGGAGCCAACGATGAGCCGCGCAAATGAGGAACTTCTCGGCAAGCTCCACAGCCTCGTGACCAACACCTTCATCCACAAGGTGCAAGTGCGGGCGGTTACCCGTATGGACAAAGATGGCAACGCGGTTGAGGAGACCATCGAGCCGTCCAGCTCGGACCTCGCAGCCGCTGTCGCGTTCCTCAAGAACAACAACATCACCTGTGCCCCCAACGATGACAACGCCCTCGGGGAACTCCAGAAGCTCATGGATGCCCGCAACGCTCGGAGACGGCCCGTCCTTCCCGACGCGCACGCGAGTGTGCCTGACGGGATGCACTGATGGCTCGGGAATCCTCGGCCAACGCCGTCGTTCGCTGGCGTAAACTTGAGGCCGTGCAGCAGCACTACAGCGAGTTCATCCCCTTCCTGGAAGTGGTGATGGACTTGCTGGGGTTCTCCACTACGGAGGTGCAGCACGACATCGCGCAGTTCATGGCACACGGGCCACACTACCTCATGGTGCAAGCGCAGCGGGGGCAGGCGAAGACTACCATCGTCGCCGCCTTCGCCGTGTGGACGCTAATCCACAATCCACGCGCCCGCGTGCTGATCCTCTCGGCAGGTGGTGCTCAAGCCAGTGACATCAGCACCCTCATCATCCGCATCATCATGACGTTGGATGAGTTGGAGTGCCTTCGGCCTGACACCAACAACGGCGACCGCTCCAGTGTGGAACACTTCGATGTGCACTACTCCCTCAAGGGCGTGGACAAGTCGCCGTCAGTCGCTTGCGTCGGTATCACCGGCAACTTGCAGGGCAAGCGGGCGGACTTGCTGATCGCTGACGACATTGAGTCCATGAAGAACTCGATGACCGCGACCCAGCGTGCGCAGTTGATGCACCTCACGCTTGACTTCACGTCGATTTGCTCGACTGGCCGCATCATCTGGCTGGGCACCCCGCAGTCAATGGACTCCATCTACAACACCCTCCCAGGGCGTGGCGTGGTAGTCCGTATCTGGCCGGGGCGCTATCCAACGCAGAAGCAGCGCCTCAACTATGGGGACCATCTGGCCCCCTTGATCGTGCGCAAGCTGGAACACAACCCGGCGCTGGCGCATGGGGGCGGTATGCTAGGCGATCAAGGGCAGCCTATCGACACAGTGCTCCTCAACGAGGAGGTTCTCCAAAAGAAAGAGCTTGCTCAAGGCACGTCGTACTTCCAGTTGCAGCACATGCTGAACACCCGGCTGATTGACGCACTGCGCTTCCCGCTCAAGACTGACCAGCTCGTTATGATGCTGTGCCAGCAGCGGATGCCCCTGTCGGTCACTCGCGGCTTTGGCGGCGCTACCCTACATGACTTCCATGTACACGGCTTCGGCTTCAAGCTGAACACACCGCACGAGTTATCACCTGAGACGGCGAGCTTCCAAGGGACCATCGCGTACATCGACCCCGCTGGGGGCGGTATCAACGCCGACGAGACAGCATACGCCGTCACCGGCTTCCTCAACGGTAACGTCTACTTACTTGACGTGGGGGGCTTACCGGGCGGCTACAGCGGCAGCATCCTCAAGGAACTGGCGGAGCGCGTGTCAATCTGGAAGCCGAACAAGGTCGTCATCGAGAAGAACATGGGCTACGGCGCATTCCGCGAAGTGTTCCTGCCTGTCCTCCAAGCCGTGCACGAGTGCGCAGTGGAGGACGACATGGTGCACGGCCAGAAGGAGCTACGGATCATCAACACCCTTGAGCCTATCATTGGGCGCGGGGCGCTGATCGTGAACTCCGCTCTGGTTGAACGTGACACCGCTGACTGCGAACGCTACGCCCCGGCACAGCGCGTGCAGTACAGCTTCTTCCACCAACTCGCCAAGATCACGAAGGAGCGCGGCTCCCTCAGCCATGATGACCGCCTCGACGCTGTTGAGGGCGCTGTCCGTTACTGGCAGGCACAGCTCCAGCAGGATCAGGACAAGTCGGTTGAGCGCCAACGTGCTCGTGAGTACGCGAACCTCATCAAAGACCCTCTCAACCACCAGCGGTACACCGCTCCATCCGCCCGTAAGGGCCTATTCGGCAAATACCGCCGCTAAGGAATCACATGAAACTCGACGCACTCCCCTCCCCCGGCTACCTAGGCTCTGGTCTGGAACTCCAGAAGCAGTCCATCAAGGCCATCAGCTACGTTGAGACTATCGCGCCCCTCAAGGCAGGCGGCAAGACGGAGCAGGCCAAGACCCTGACCGCCTTCTGGACGGCCTGTATCGCGGCTGTAGCCGCCTTCGTGGACGCCGTGCTGCCCACCTACGTATCCGGCGCTATCGCGCTGGCGACGCCCAAGGTGCTCACGCTGACCTACAGTGAGGGCTTGGACCAGACCATCGTGCCTGCTGCCACGTCCTTCGTTACCTCTCCTGCCAAGACGTGGGCTAGCATCGAAATCAAAGGCGCAACCGTCATCCTGACCGCCACCACGGCCTTCACCGCTGGCGCTACTACGGTGACCTACACCGCACCCGGCATCAATGCCCTGCGTGACACCAGCGGTAACCTGCTGGCTACGCACGGCC